GAGTACGGTTCGATCAATAATGACCAGACTCACCGCCGCATCCAATCTCTAACGCTCGCGTATCAGAACGGTGCTTTGCATCAGATTGAGATGCGTTCGGGTGTGTTGCAGCTCTTGAAGATTGCTGGTTCTTTGCCGTTGGAAGATTTGCCGGAGTTGCCGGATGAGGGCAAGGACGAAGACGGCACAGATACCAACACGGACAGCCCCGACGACAGCAATAAGGATGACGGGCGCGCAACGGGTGTCGGCCCGTTGTCAGATGGAACGAACGACAACCGAGATAGGGGGACTGATGCTTAAGTTGCATGAGTCAACTGCGGCTGTCGGTACTGAGTCTCTTGGTGAGGGTAAGTACCGCATCCGCATTATCGTGCCCGGCCAGGGTTCGAGTGGTATTTACACTGCTGAGAACTTGGCTGAGTCTGCGCCTTTGTTTAAGGCGGGCACGGAAATGTTTATTGACCATCCAACTGAGACTGAGGAATGGGAGCGCCCGGAGCGTTCTATTCGTGACTATGCTGGCGTGTTTTTGGAAGACGCGACGGTTGGTGAGGATGGCGCACTCTACACTGTATGCAAAGTATTCTCGGGTATTAACGAGCTAATCAAGGATAAGTGGGAGCATATCGGTGTTTCCATCAATGCTTGGTGCAACGAGCCAATTGCGGAAACAGGTGTTGTTCCTGTTTTTGCTGGCGTTAGGTCGGTTGACTTTGTTACCGCGCCCGGTGCGGGTGGTGCCATTGTTGATCTGCTAGAATCAAATAGGAACAACAATTCTATTAAGGAGGGAACTGTGGACGAGAAGCTGCTTGAGTCCAAGTTCGATGAGCTGAAGGGCGAGATTGCTTCTCTTGGTGAAGCTATCGGCTCTAAGCTAGAATCTGCTGTGGCTGCTCTTCAGGAGGCCAAGGTGGAGGAACCTGCTGAGAAGGCCGAAGAGGCATCCGTGGATGTCGATTCTGTCCTTGAGGCCGGTAAGAAGATTGCTGAGTCCGGGTTGCCGGAGGCAGCTGTCGCGCGTGTTCGTGAGGCTGTGAAGAAGGGTGCGGATGTCGAGTCTGCTCTTGAGGCTGAGCGTGCGTATCTGAAGGAGGCTGTCGCTGCGACTGCCACCCCTGTTGTCGAAAAGAACGAAGACACTTTCGGAAAGATTGGTTGGTGAGCATAATGGCAGTCAACGCTATCCGTGTTCCGGTTGTCAAGGACAACCAGATTTTTGAGTATTCCAAGACTCTCTCCCTCCCTGTCGATGCCACGCAGGCTCATCTTGAGCCTGGCGACGTTGTTGTCATCAACAAGGACAACGGTATTGCTGGTATCCTTCAGTCGAAGGTTCGTCCTACGACTGACAAGGCTGAGCAGGCTCTTACTGATGTGCTAGTGGCCCCTACGTACGGTCTGAATGGCCCCGGCTACGCTCTGTGCGTGTCGCTGGTGGCGTGTTTGAGCTTGTCGGCAAGTCTGCTGCCGCTGCGAAGGCGGGTGCGCCTGTGTATGCGAAGGCCGCGACGGGCGCAGGTGTAAAGCCTGAGATTACGACCGTTAAGGCTGGTGCTGATGTTGTTATCGGTTGGCTGAAGGAGCCTCTTGCTGCGTCTGCCGACCCTCAGAAGATGCAGGTTGTTCTTGCACCTGCTAAGAACGCCTGATAAGGAGGCAACTAAAGTGCGTTTCAAGAACCAGGAAGAGTTCAACGTCCAGTTGGGTGAGGCCCTTGCAGGCGACCGTCTCGCGCAGGCGCGCCTGAAGGAGGCTGTCACCTCTGATCAGCTGGCACCTATGTTCGTGAGGGCCGCGAACGTTCGTTTCCAGGAGTATTTCGATGCTCATGAGACGATTTGGGACAAGATTGCGACGAAGGAGCTGTTGACGGACTTCCGTCCTGCTTCGCTTCTGTCGCTGAAGCCTGACGCTACTACGGCTCCTATCGACAATGGTGGTTATCAGCACCCTGTTGGCACTTTGCCTCATGTGCCTGAGTTGACTCCTTACCCGACCATGTCCTACAGTGCCGATGGTGCGTTTATCACGACTGCCAAGCATGGTGCTCGCATTCAGTTCTCGTTTGAGTCGTTTATCAACGATGAGTGGAATGTGATTAGTCGTTTCCCGAAGGATGCTGCGACGCTGGCGGCTCGTACGGAGGACCTGTTGGTTCTGCTTCAGCTGTTTGATCCCAGTACGAAGTCTCTTCGTACGGATGTCTTCAACGACGCCAACAAGACGAAGGCTAACTTCACGGGTGTTCCTGATGAGTTTACGGGTGGTACTGGTGCTAGCGGTGTCGGTGACGAGAAGAACGCGCCACTGAGCTTCGACGCCATTGTCGCAGCGCGTTTCCAGGCACTTGCTACCATGCGTGACGGTCACTCGACTTATGTTCCCGAGGGTTTCGTGCTGGTCACTAACCCCGCTCTCGCTGAGGTTGCTAAGGGCTACACTCAGATTAACGAGATTCGTGTTCAGAATGGTAAGCGTACCGAGATCAAGGGCAACCCTCTGAAGGACTTGGAGGTCGTTACTTCTGATCTGATTTCCGTTGTTGGTGGCGAGAAGGCATGGGTTCTTCTTCCGAAGGGTGGTCGTGCCAATGGTAAGACTGTCCTTGCGAAGACTGGTATGCTGGGTCGTGAGGCCCCAGAACTTCGTATCCACAACAAGACTGGTCAGATGATCGGTGGCGGCGACGTTAATCCTTATGAGGGTTCGTTCGACAACGATGATGTCGAAGTCCGTATTCGACAGATCGCTGGTGCTGGCATTGTTCGCTACGATGGTGTCATCGGTTCGACTGGTAATGCGTCACTCTGATCAGTTAGCTGATTAAGTAAGACCCCTGTGGCCTTTTGGTCACGGGGGTCTTGCTATACTGGTTTCATGAGCAATATTAATTTTTCTTCGCCTGTGGGTCAGGTGCGTGTACTTATTCCTGATTTGCGTAAGTTGGAGGACTTGCGTGATCTCCGCAATGAGCCACGCTACTTGTTTACTGATGAAGAGATTGAGGCTTTGCTCGCTGTTAACGGTGGGAATGTGAAGCTGGCTGCTGCTGATGCGTGTGACGCTATCGGCATGGATAAGGCTTTGCAGTTGCTTGTCTTGAAGACGGACGACAAGCAGACGGACGGCGCGAAGTTGCTGTCTGCGATTGTCGGTCGTGCTCGTCAGTTGCGTGCTCAGGCGAAGGAAGATGAAGTAAACAGCCTCTGCTTTGATGTTGTTCATCCGACGTTTGAGCCTGTGGATTGGGCGGTGAACTTCTAATGGGGCTGTCGATCAATCCTAATATACACCCCTTGTTCTTGTATACCTCGTACTACCCATTGCAGTTGTTGGCTAATACGAAGGTATCCATCTACGAAACACCTGATACTGTTTCGTATGATTGGACGGCTGACGATGGTCTGTCGGCTAAGGACAATCATCCTGTGTGGAGGGGTTGGGCGAACATTACACCTAACGTTGACTGGCGTGCCCGTAACCGTGAGTGGGCCGGTGAAGTCACGGGTGTTCACGCTTATCGTGTGCAGCTTTTGCATCTCGACAAGAACGAACTTGTATCACAGGATTTGTGGGGTGACCCTTCCGTCCGCGTATCCTTCGGTGAGGGTATGCGCCTCCAAGTGGATGAAATGCCAACTGACACCAGGGTTGAGGGCTTGAAGCTGGTTGTGCGTAATGCGCAGATTGATACGCTAAACTGGCAGGTAACGCTGCTTTGTGATGTGGAGACAGGGGATACTGCTCGTGGCTAGGACTAAGAAGACTGTACGGTACGACGGTCGCGTTGCTGGTATCAAGGTTACGGTCGATACCGACAGGTATGGTGTCGCTGCTAAGGCGAAGAAGAAGATTATTGATGCTGCTTGGAAGAAGGTTGACGCTGCTGCTAAGGCTGCTGCTGTCGCTTCTACTGAGTATGGGCGCGCGTTGATTGCGACAGACCCCAGGCGTGTCGATACTGGCTACATGCGTGATGCTTTCCGTGTTGATGCGTCTAAGGGCGGTAAGGTTATCGAGATCGGTTGGCATCGTTGGGACCGTGCTAAGCCGTACTATGCGTGGCAGGAGAACGGTACGTACAGTCAGCGTACTTCTGGTTATTTGCGCTCCGGTTTGCGTGGCAAGCCTACGGGCGGCGACAAGGGGAAAGGTATTACCCCTGCTAAGTATTTGCCTCGTGTGACGGCTATATTCCGGGAAGAATTCTACGGGAGGCTGAAGTGAAAGACCGGACCCTAGAGTTTGACGAGGCTTGCCTGGATCTGTTGCGTGGCATCAAGGGTATTGAGGTTTTTGATTCTTTTGCCCGTGATGTTCATGTTCCTCTCTATATTGTGTATCACGGCGGCGCTGAGATCAATCGACAGTTGGACGAGTATGCGTCGCTTGGTGGTCACACTATGGATGTGTACGAGCATCCGTTTACTGTTGATGTGTATGGTGAGGATAAGAAACTTCTCAATCGGCTTGTGTCGGTTGTGAAAGAAAAGCTCATTGGCGCTGTGTTGGTTGAAGGGTCTAATGGGGTGAATATCGCTGCGTCGGTTGGTACTGATAGCGATTTCGATTCCACGTTGCGGCCTACGGTTTATCAGCACAGTATGAGTTTTTACGTCAACCTAGATAGGGGTGAGTGAATTGCGCGTGCGCAATATTTTTACCAATATTGTCTGCGACAAGACTGAAGATGAGCTGGCTGTTCTGCCGGACATGTATGAGGTTGTCGATGACAATACGCCGATTACACAGGCCAAGTGTTGCGGCGAGGATGATACCATTGAAGATGACGATATCGTTTCCCACAAGGAGGAAGACTGATGCCCAAGATGTTGTCGCCGAACACCACCATTTGGTGGGTTCCGGCTGATGCCATTACTAACGTTGCCGACCTGTTTAAGGCTGCTACCTACACTGGTGGCACGCCGAAGGCTGTTGACATCAGCTGCGCCATTGCAGCTGGTATGACGCTCGGTGCGACGGACTCTGACACGGATGACTCGCGCACCATTTGCGATTCGGGTAACGCGAAGACCCCGACTATCGCTAACTATGAAGCCTCGCTCACGTTCTTCCGTGAGGCTATTGCGGCTGGTCAGAAGGCAGCGGGTAACACCTCTGTCTATGACAAGGCGTTCCAGCTGTTCAAGCGTGGTACCCTTGATGGTATCAAAGAAGGATACCTGGTCCAGCGTATCGGTTTCCGACAGGGCACCCCTGTCGAGGCCGGTATGGAGCTGTCGGCCTTTAAGGTCGTGCCGGACAACCCGAAGGACGAGCTCGGTGATGGGGATAAACCCATCCAGTTCACCGTCCCGTTCCTGCCTCAAGGCTTTATGGAGTTGAATAAGGCTGTCGCTGCCTGATCAACTCTGCTAGAATACCCCTGTGCCTCCGAGGTGCGGGGGTATTCTCATATCTGATTGGAGTAGACATGTTTGAGTTGTCTAGGATTATCTCGTCTATCAAGCCTACGGTCAAGGCTATCGACGTGCCGCTGAATACCGAGAACGCGGAGCGTTTCGCTCAGTTGGTCGAACTGGCTAAGACCGCGCAGATCGCTGAGGCACCGCTGTCTCGTTCGATTACCGACACTTCGCCGGGTGTCGAGCTGCAAGAAGAGCTTGAGGCTCTTCGCAAGGAGACGATTACCTTGCGTCTGCGTGCGCTATCGAACAAGGAACTTTACATTCTGAAGAAGAAGGTCTGGGAAGACCCATTCTTCTCCACGAAGAACAAGAACGAGGACGAAAAGGCAATCATCAGCATTGAGCGCGAAGACCGTTTGATGGAGTACATCATTGCCCGCTCTTGTGTCGAAGTCATCGACAACTCCACGGGTGAGTCGAAGAACGGTCTGTCGGATGACGAGGCTGCGGAGCTGCGTGGTCATCTGCCTGAGTTCTTGTGGCAGCAGATTTGTGCGACGTGGAATGATGCACAGGAGCTTGGTGTTGTCGTGTCTGAGGCGATTTCTGATCCTACGTTTCGTGGGGACGGAGCTGAGCAAGCCGGAGAACCAGTGGATGATTCTTCTGCTGAAGACGGCGAGAGCGGAGAGTAAGCCTCCGACACTGTTCACAGGTGCTCATGGCATGTTTGCTCGTGTGGTGCCTGTGTGGCTTGGTGATGAGCTTGACTCGGAGCCGATAGATCAAACTGAATACACTAACTTGGATATTGCTTTGGCTGCTGGTTATCAATACTATCTTGATAGCTTGTGCAACAAATGCGGCACGCCGCTCTGGTATGGTCGTAGTGAGCATAGTGCGATTGAGTTCCATGTGGAGACTTCTACGTGTTATTCATGTGCTGAGTTGGATAGGCATCGTGAGCACGTGAAGGAAACTAAGCCGGGTGAAAGCACGTACACTGTGATGAGGACTGTTGAATACTCAGACGGTACGAAAGAGCCATTGCCGTCGCCGCTTGAAGCGCTTGAGCAAGTTAGGTAGGAAAAGTCCCTGGTATCATTGAAGTGGTATCAGGGACTTTTCTTTTTAGGAGTTAAGGTGGCAGACGAGTCAATTAAGATCGACATTGACGTTAACGCTGCTGGGGCAGACAAGGCGGCACAGAGCATTGGTGCTCTGGAAAAGCAGATTGATTCGCTTCAGAGTGCTGTCGCTACGCTGAAGTCTCCGTCTGGGCGTGGTGGTACGATTCTTGATTCTTTGCAGCTTGACAGCTCGAAGGTCAAGAACCTGAAGGACTCTGCGACAGCGCTGAAGTCGGTTGCGGATGCGCTTGGCTCGTTGAATAAGGCTGCTGGGGACGCGAGTAAGGCTGATCTTTCGGCGGGTGTCGATAAGGCTGTTTCTGCGTATCGACAGTTCATCCGTGAGACTCGCACGATGAACAACCTGAGTAAGGACCATATTGCTAAGCTGAGGGATACTGCCTCGGCTATGCGTGAGGTGGCTTCTGCGTCGAACGCTATGGCTGAGGCTGAGAATAAGGCGAAGAAGGCTCAGGCGGCGTTGAATCAGTCGCAGGCGCGTAAGACTGAGGCCCAGGCTGAGAAATTGCGCGCGCAGGCAGCAGTGAAGCATGAGGATAATGCTCTTCCTTTGCAGAAGCAGAAGGGGAAGGATGAGCGTAGCCTTGTGCGTGCGAAGGGTGCTGAGGCTACTCGTCTTGCTGAGATTCAGGCGCTCACGGCTTTGGAGCAGGCAGAGATCAGGGCCGCTGCAACGACGGCTTCTGCTGAGTCTAAGCGTGCTGCTGCTGTCGAGGCTGCGTCTGCGAGGATCGTCGCTAACCGTGAGTCAGAGGCCGCGCGTACTGAGCGTGAGAAGATCAAGACCCAGGGTGCTTTTGATCGACAGTTGGTCCGCACTAGCGCAAGTAGCGCTCGTAATGATGCCCGCGCAAGCGAGAAGGCGATTGAGAACGTTCGTTATGCTGCGCGCGACATGGCAGTGTATTACGGTGCTATCACGGCTGGTATTGGCCGTGTTGTGTCTGCTGCTGCTGAGGCTGGTATTGCGCAGGAGCGTGCGTTTGCTGATGTGGAGCGTACTGCGCAGGGTACTACGAGGTCTCTTAGTGATCTGAAGAACGCTTACACCGAGCTGTCTACGAAGACTACTACGTCGTTTGCTGATCTGTCGAAGATTGGTACGCTCGGCGCGCAGATGAACATTCCGACAAACCAGTTGAAGGATTTTACGAAGGCTGTCGCTGAGTTCTCTACCGTGACGGGTATGGAAGTTGAGTCTGCAACAACTGCTTTCGGTCGTTTCGGTCAGATGATGGGCGGCTTGCAGGAGTCCGCTAAGGGTAAGGGCGACGGCTACGCGGTCCTCGCTAACCAGATTGCCGATCTTGGTGCGAAGTCGGTTGCGACTGAGCCTGAGATTGCGAACATGGCTGTGTCGATTGCTGCTCAGGGTAAGTCGGCTGGCTTCACTCAGAATGAGATTCTTGCGCTGTCGTCTACGTTGTCGTCTCTCGCTATCCCGAAGGAATGGGCGCGCGGCTCGCTTCAGCGTATCTTCAACTCGATCAACTCTGCTGCTGCTGATGGTGGCGAGAAGATGCACACGTACGCTCAGGCTGTCGGTGTGACTGACGCTGAGTTCCAGAAGCTGTGGCGTGACGACCCGAACAAGGTGTTCCAAGGCATCTTGCAAAACCTCGCGGGCATTAGCGACAAGGTTGAGAAGGCCCAGGCGATTAAGGACTTGGGCTTCAAGAATGTGCGTGACGTTGAATTGCTGTCCCGTATGTCGAACAGTGTCGGCCTGTATGTCGAACAACTGAAGGAAGCCGAGGCGGCTTCTAAGGGTACGACATTCATTGATGAGTCGATGGGCATCATCATGGATACCTTGTCGGCTAAGATCGAGGCTTTCCAGCACGCCTTGCAGAACGCGGGGGCGGTTATGAACTCTAGCTTCATGGTGCCATTCAAGCTGCTCATCAGCCTGGCGACAGGTATCGTTAATGCTTTCGCTAAGCTGCCTGCCCCTATTCAGGCGTTTGTTGGTGCGCTCGCGGCTGTGGCGACAGTGCGTGTTGGGCTTATGGCTGCGAAGGCTGCTGCTGTGTCGATGTCGGCTACGTATTTGCAGATGCAGAATCGCATGTTGCAGGCGACGGGTGCGCAGAAGGCGACGTGGAGTGTCGTGTGGCAGGCTATTCGTCAGGCTCAGACGGCTACTGTTCAGTATGACTCGGCTCTTGCGTCGAACATTGGTACTGCTAATGCTGCGGCTGCGGCTAATCAGCGTCTTGCTGCTGCGGATAACATGGTGGCTGCTGCGGCTGGTAAGGCTGCGGCTGCTAAGGCTGCTCAGAATACGGCTCAGGTGGCTTCTGCTGGCGCGTCTGCGGCTGCTGCCGGTGCGCAGGTTGCGGCTAGTGCTGGTCAGGCTGTGGGCGCGCTGTCTAAGCTGTCGTCGGTTGGTTCTGGCTTGATGTCGATGTTTGGAGGCCCCTGGGGTCTTGCTATTTCTGCTGCTTTGACTGCTGTATCTGTCGGTGCTACGTATTTGGGTGATGCTTTCCAGGATGCGTCGGCTAAGGCCGATACGTTTAAGAACGCTGTTGGTGGTTCTTCTGCGATTCTTAACGCTTTGGCTCAGGATACGAAGGAAGTTGGTGATGGCACTCAGTCTGGCTTTGTTGAGCTGAACGCGACTATTGAGCAGAATGGTGAAGTTCTGACGGCTAATGGTCAGGCGCTTGGTTACTACGTGGATAAGTCTGGTCAGGTTGTTCAGGCTACTCATGAGCAGGCCGAGGCTATGGGTTACTCTACCTTGAAGATTGGTGAGCATACTCAAGCCTTGATTATGGACGCTGTTCAGGGTTCTGATGCGTTTAAGGGCATGTCGAAGAAAACCAAGCAGGCTTTGGTTGACATGGGCTTCAGTTACGCTAAGTACATTAAGCTTGCGTCTACGTCTGAAGCTCAGGGTGGCGGCAAGAAGGCCGCTGATGCTTATGTTGATGGGTACATTGCGCAGATTCAGGCTCGTTCTAATGAGGCCGGTCAAGCTGCTTTGGATGTTGCGTCTCATGGTGGTGGCGACCCATCAGCGGCTATCATGGTTGACACCAAGAAGTATGATGAGCAGATTAGTGCTCTTAATGGCGTGAAGAGTCAGACTGATGGTGTTGGTGGTGCGATGAAGGACGCTCTAAATGATGCTATCCTCTTCGGCCAGGGTGTCGAAGAGACTGGTGAACAGACGGAAGAAGCTGGCCTCAAGGTTGGTGACGCTAAGGGCGAGTTCAAGGACATGGCCGAAGCTATCCGCTCTGTCCTTGACGAGATGTTCTCATCGACAGACGCGGCTGCTGCTCTCGATTCATCGTTGCAGCAGGTGTACGAGTCGATGCAGGAGCACGGTACGTCGATGGACCCGAACAGCCCAGACGGCCAGGCGAACATTGCTGCTATCTCGGATTACTTCGAGAAGATGGGTAATGCCGCCGCTGCTGGTATTGAGGAAATGGGTCTAACTGGCGATGAAGCGTACCAGTACGCTCAGCAGTCGATTCAAGACACCATCGACTACCTTGCTGCTCAGGGCTTCGACATGAGCCAGTTTGAGCAGCAGCGTGACCTTATGGCTGCGATTATTTCCCAGCCGTATCAGTCTGGTGAGGTTGACCATTCTGCGACAGACGCTTCTCTGAATCAGATGGTTGATAACACTGCGAAGGCCGTGAGTGCTGCCCAGGCTAACCTTGGTAAGGTTCAGGCGTTTATGCAAGCAGCCATGAGGGCCGGTGCTTTCAGTGGCGTTAAGTCTAAGACTGGCAAGGGTTCATTTCTTGGTGGTCAGGCTAATAAGTTCAGGATGCCAACCTTTGCTAACCGTAACAATGGTGCGTCGGCGTTTAGTGGTAACAACTTCAAGGCTAAGCCTTCTCGCTCCGGTGGTGGAGGTGGTGGCCGCTCGCCTCGTTCCGGTGGAGGCGGGGGTGGTGGTTCCCACGCCCGTAAGGAAACGAAGACTGCTGCTGAGATTTTCGAGGACTTCCTTAGCCGTCTGAAGTCTGCGCTCGACAAGGCGTTGTCGTCTTGGTGGCGCTCTACGACCGCGCAGGATAATTACCATAAGGGTCTTAATTCTTTGCGTAAGGACGTGGAGAACACGACCAAGAAGGTGACTGATCTTCGTAAGGAGAATGAGAAACTTGCGTCGGATATGCGTAAGAACCAGCAGGAGTTGCACGATGCTGAGTTCTTCCATGCTGTCGCTGTAAAGTATGGCGACACTGAGCGCGCGCAGTCTACTCAGGTTGATATTGACGAGGCTAAGCAGAAGATCAACGAGGGCCAGACGAAGATTGCGGACAACGACAAGGAGATCGCAACCCTTCAGGCCGGGCAGTTTGCGCTGAAGGGTTACACTGAGGCGGCTATTGCTAACCGTGAGGCTTTGCGGTCGTTGCAGTCTCAGATGATTGGTTTGATTGAGGCGTATGCTGCTGCTGGTCATTCGACCCAGGAGATCGAGGCGTACACTCAGAGCCTTAAGCAGCAGTTTATTGACCAGGTTACTCAGCTTGGGTTCAACCAGGGTGAAGTTACTGAGTTGGCAGGCGCTTTCGATAGCTTGACTGGGACGATTGGTCAGGTTCCTCGTGAGGTGAAGGAACATGTGACCGATAACGGCACTGTCGGTTCGACACAGGATGCTATTGACTCGCTTCACTCTAATGGTGTGACTGTTCCTGTCCAGCCTAGCCATAGTGAGCTTAATGTCAAGATTCGTTACCAGATTGATGAAGCGTCTTATGCCGCTGCGCTTAATGCAGCGCGGATGAATCCACTGGGTAGTCAGAACCGCACTGTTCGTACCCGTTCTGGTAGGAACATCGGAACTATCTACACAGGTGGTTTGCTGTCGAGTGCCAACTATCTGCCTGGGTTTGCAGGTGGCGGCTTGCTGCCTGGCCGTCCTCCGGCTAACCCGAAGGCCGACAACCTCATGGCTACGGACGGCAAGGGCATGTTCCGTGTCCGTAGCGGCGAGTACGTGATTTCACAGCCCGCTGTCGATTTCTACGGCAAGGGCTTCATGAACGCGCTGAACACGATGCAGGTTCCTGTGTCGGCGGGTGGTGTTTACGCTATGGGCGGTGGTGACGGTCTTGTTACAATTAACCCAGCACAGTTTAATCAGTTGGTGAAGGCTGTTTCGACTTCGATCATGCTTGATGGTCGCTCGATTAGCCAGAGCATCGACAACGGCAATATGAGGACAGGTAATCGTGGTGTCTACTAGGGGTTGCGCAACCCGTGAGGTTTGTTTCGGTGTGGGGAACGACATTATTGAGTGGTTCCCCGCACCGGACGAGTCGCCTGTTTCGACTAATGTCCATTCGGGCGACTCACAGCGCCTTCTGAATGGTCTGTCCTACATGGGTGGTTCTGTGTATGGCGGCAGGCATTATGAGCTGTCGTGGTCGTTCTTGAATCGTGAGCAGGCTAACAAGTTCCGTGAGCTGTTCATGAACAGGACGGGCGAGTGGGTGACGTATCTGGACCCGTTCTCGATGAAGAACGTTTTGTCGCCTTTGATGGGTTTGCCGTACCTGCATTACCATGTTGGTTCTCCGTTTGCTTTCAACGATTGGGGTAAGCAAGCACTGTTCCCCACGAAGGCTAACAACTCTCAGTCTGGACACCCTGGTGTCGTGCTGAAGGGCGGTGTCCTTCAGACGAACAACAAGTTCCAGTCTGATGTTGATCGTCTGAATGGGCGGCAGGTGTCTTTGGCTTTGTCGAAGGTTGGAAGTTACACTGAGCGTGTTCTTGTACCTGAAGGCCATAAGGGCGTGTTTTTGTCGTCTGGGCCGGAAGATGGTAAGAGTCCGTTTGCGTTTAATTTCCGTAAATTGACAGGTGTCTCTGATACCTTCACTATCAATAAGAATACGGTGCGCGCACTTGATCCCGGTTTGTGGGAGGTGTCGATTCTTCCGAGGTTTGAAGGTGGACTCGATTGGACTATGCTTCAGATCGTGCCGGAGGATACACACATCGACACAGCCGTTAACCTG